AGTTTATGGAGATCGTCAAGAAGATGGTTTTCCAAGGTAAGCCTTGGGACGACCACAATCGAGAACATCTTGTTATTGAGTTGGGTGACGTTATGTGGTATGTGATGCAGGCATGCATGGCATTAAACATTACACTTGATGATGTAATCGCTGGTAATGTAGAGAAGTTAAAGAAGAGATATCCAGGCGGAGAGTTTGACGTGTACAAATCAGAAAATCGTGCGGAGGGAGACTTATGATTAATCTAAGAGAGAATATTCTAAAGAATCAAATTGCTTATTATAATGGTTTGATTGCGAAACATTCACAGAATGTTGAGATCTATCTGAATCAACCTGTGGGTATCGGTGAACATTCAGATATTATGGGAACGATAGATGGTGAGATAAATGCCATCGCACAAGCACATGAGAAGATTGAGATTATAAATCATTACTTTTTGAATAGATAATAAATAATCAAAAAGATAGTTTAATAAAATGGAGTTATCAGAGGCGTTCTATGCTGGTCTCTCTCTTGTTGATACAAAGACTTTGAAAAAGGCATCAACAAATAAGGAGGCATTTGTAAAATTATATGACGTTGCAGTTCAAAATTTTGGAGGGCCTCTTGTTAAAGATGGTCAGGGAAATGTCACAAAGAATAAAGGAGTAAATAAGATAAGTGTCAAGGAAGGACAGTCTCCAAATATAAAATTATATAATGATATGGCTGCTGCTCTTTCCGCAGTCTTGGGAACAAGAAATATACCACGTTTATCTGGAATACCAGAATCAGTTTATTTGACAGGAAATAAATGGAACGATGATGTGCAACAATTTCAGATAGATGTTAAGAAAGGATTTGGAATGAAGGATTATAATTCTTCAGATGTAATTTTAAGATATGGAAACACATACGCTGGAATATCCTTAAAAAAGAAACCCACTGCTACTTCAGCATCCCCGACAATGATTAATAATTCATTTAATACTTTTTTAAGTGGAAAGGATTTGTCGGATTTGCAAACAAAAATAAATGATATTAGAACATCTTTCTATGCAAAAGTTATTCAAGATGCCTGTTTGCCTGATGGGCCTCTTGGTGATTTAAGTAACGGTATGTCAGCATCCCAAATACTTAGACTTAATCCAAATAGAAAACAAGATGCTCAAAGAATATTCGATCTCAAAGTTAAAAGATTAAAAGCAGATGGAAAGTCAGAAAATATACCTTTGATTAATCTTAAGGGAACTGATGAAATAGAAAGAGGTGGAACAACAAGATTGCCAATGAAAACAAGAGAGGATTTTAGAAAATTTGTAAATGAAAGACTTTATAGTACAAAAGAACAAGTAAATCCTTTATTTCAGGCTTTTCTAGATGCGATGAGTGATCCGAAAGTTAGTAACATGATAGCTGATTCTCTTTTAAATAAAACTCTTAAGTTGAAACTGCTTGATACGTTAGACACTTGGGCAAATAATGATTTCTTGTTTTACTTAGTGGAGGGTGTTGGACAAGTAAATACAAGTCTAACTCCAAACGTTGCAGCTGCAAATGTTAAAAACATACACAGTGTAATGATAGCCATGATAAAATTGGCAAAACTTCCATCATCTTTAGTTTTTGATAAAGTTAAAACTGGAACAGGTGCTGCGAGAGTTAATTTTACTTTAATGAAAGGTAAGTACAAAATACTTGATATTGTGTTAAGATATAAGGGGAACTTCTTTTCGATGCCTCAATTTTTAGGAACTACAACTCCAGAGTTTAATAAACTAGTCAAACAGGGTGATAAATTTCTTATGGATCTTACAAAATGAAGAATACTCACCTTGAACATTTAGAAGATAATATCTTGAATGGTGGATCTGAAGGTGGTAAGGAAGCAGTTGCTTTTCTTCGATCACTTGGAAAGATGTTAGATCAAGGTGGTGCAGATGCTCGTGTCACTGTGAAGTGGGATGGAGCTCCTGCTATAATTTGTGGTACAAATCCAGACAACGGAAGATTTTTTGTTGGAACTAAGTCTGTATTTAATAAGGTAGATCCAAAAATTATATACTCAGAAGAAGATGTAGATCGCATGTATTCACCTGGCCAACTTGCACAAAAACTTAAAGACTCTTACAAATATCTTTCACAACTCTCAATACCAAATGTAGTGCAGGGAGATCTTTTATTTACTGATGATAAGTATGAAGCTAATATAGGTGGTGATACTTGTATTGCTTTCCAACCAAACACAATCGTGTATGCGGTTCCAAAGGATACTGATATTGGCCAAAAGATACAGGAAGCAAAATTTGGAATTGTATTTCACACTTCATATAGTGGTAGAAGTTTGGATACAATGTCTGCAAGTTTTGGTAACATTGGAGTTCAAGGAAACACAGATGTTTTTGTGACATCATCTGATTTCAAAAATGCATCAGGTGAAGCAAATATGTCCTCTCAAGAAAAGAATACATATATGAATCTAGTCAACAAAACGGAAGGATCTTTGAAACAGTCATCTCGTTTTCTTGACATGATGAAAACAAACAATATGAATAAATTTACTTTGAATATTATGTTTAAGACTTTCTTTAACTCTTACATACGTCAGGGTAAGACTTTGATTGGTGCTCGTAACACTGCAAGAGACTTTGCAACATATTTCTCAAATGCTTTGGATAAAGAAATTGATACTAAGAAGATGAAAACTACGAAAGATAAATACTTAGATATTAAGAATAAAGGTCTTAAGTTCATTTCTGACAATCAACAGGCAATATACATGACTGTTGCATCTTATATGAATTTACAGGCTGCTAAAAACTTTATGATTCGTAAGTTACAAAAAGTGAATACCTTTGGTACTTTTTTAAGAACACCAGATGGTTATCGTGTAACTGCGCCTGAGGGATTTGTTGCAATCAGATCAGGTCAAGCTCTTAAACTTGTAGATCGTTTAGAGTTCAGTCGTGCAAACTTTACCGCAGATAAAAATTGGGAGAAAGGAAATCCCATGCCAGTTCCAAAGATATGAAGAGTTTTACAAGATTTATAACCGAAGCAATATCTTCTCAAACAGTTGCGAAGCCAAATCCTAATGATGATGAGGCGGATATGACTGTATCTTTTGGTCGTTTTAATCCACCCACAACAGGACATGAAAAGCTTTTAAACAAAGTTAAACAGGTTGCTGGTCGTGGTAATTATGAAATTTATCCATCAAGATCTAATGATCCAGATAAGAATCCTTTAGATCCTGATACAAAGATTGGATATATGCAACAAATGTTTCCACAACATGCGAAACATATCATGAATAATCCAAAGACAAGAACAATCTTTGATGCTTTGAAAGGTGCAAATGAAAGAGGTGCAAAGTCTGTGAATATTGTAGTTGGACAAGATAGACAAAAAGAATTTGAAAATTTAGCAAACAAGTATAATAATAATCTTTATAAATTTGATCGCATCAAAGTAATATCTGCTGGAGATCGTGATCCAGATGGTGATGGTGTGAGTGCTATGTCTGCATCTAAGTTAAGAAAGGCAGCTGCAGATGATGATTATGATACGTTTAGAACTGGAATACCAAAAGCTTTTAAGGATGAAAATGCTAGAAAGTTATATGATTCAATCAGAAAGGGAATGAATACTAAGAAACAACAGAATGAAACATGGAGAATTGCTCCTAAGTTTGATTGGAAGAATCTTCGTGAAAATTATATGAATGGTAATATATTTTGTGTTGGTGATATTGTAGAGAATGATAATACTGGCTTGATTGGTAAAATTATTCGTACAGGTGCAAATCATATCATTGCAGTGACTGAAGATAATATGATGTTCAAATCATGGATCAAAGACATCACTGAGAAGTTTACTGAAGTATCTGGTGTGCCTGCAAATCAAAGAGAAGTTGGAACAGATGCTTTGAGACAATATACTCAGAGACTTTCACATAATCCTATCATCCTTAATTTTATAAATAAATCTAGAAAGAAACGTGTAAAGAGTAATGCTTAGTCAAAAAATACAAGATGACTTGATGAGTGCGTATCAAAAAGTCTACGAAGAGAAAAGAGGACATGCAGCTGGTGCTTCTGATACAGAGAAACAAGCATCACAATTGGCTTCTGATGTTCGATATAAAGCAAGAGGAAAATCAAAACCTGGCGCCGATAAAGAAGAGTTGAGAAAATTATTCATATCAATACTTGCATCTTCTCCAGCACCTAGTGTTGTTAAGGCAATGGCAAAAGAAAAACTTTTAGGTGAAGAAGTTGAAGTAGAAGAGGGTAGTATGTACGGTATCACTAAGGGTGATGGTATGAGTTTCCCAGAGAGATTAAAAAAGAAGGTGAAGGAAAAGAAAAAGAAAATGAAGATGGAAGAAGAGAAGAAAGAACTTCCTACAACAAAGATGTATCGTAAGGCTGGTAATCTAAGTCGTAAAGCTCTTAGTAAAGGGCTTGATAGTAAAGAGGGTAGTAAGGCACAGAAAAGATCAGAAAAAATTGTTAGCACTATAACTACTAAAAAAGAGAAAGAAAGAATGAATGATATAGGTATGATGAGAAATATTCAAAAGAATTCTTATGAACCACAAGGAGAGGTGGTTGATGAAATGGCAGCTCCTGTTAAAAAACCAAAAGAGAAAAAGATGACTAGTAGTCTTTTAGATACTATAAGAAAAATAAACACTGGTGCTGGTTCACAGTATGAAGCTGTTGCTCCAAGAGTTCCTAATAAAAAAAAGAAAGGGCCTCTTGATGATCTATTACCAAGACCAGAACCAGTATATGCTAAGGAGGCTATGGATGCTGTAGGTAAAGAAGATAAAGACATTGACAATGATGGTGATCATGATAAGACAGATAAGTATCTTTTAAACAGACGTAAGGCAATCGGTAAAGCAATTGCAAAGAAACGTGGTCGTGTAAAGGAAGGATTCTCTGCGTGGAGAGTAGATCTAGATTTTAACGAATCAGTAAAAAAGTAAAAGGGGGACTGGTATCTCCCAAGTCCCCGAATTGCATAATCATGCCC